AGGGATTAGCAAGTCTCCAACCAGTCTTACTTTGGACAGCGAAAAAGGGTGGAATATTTAACGTGAAGTCTCCAAACTGTGGGATATTTTCAACTTCAGCACTCGCATTATAAACTGCGTCCTTTTTTGGAAGTTCCTTATTTTCTTCCAAATACACTTCTTCAAATAAATCCTTCTTACGATTAAAACCTGAACGGTTTCTACGAGCAAATGTTTGCCCTGCACCAGTCATTTTGCCTAAATCCATATTAAGAGTTATGTTGTTCTGTTTCTTCACCATATATTAATAAGATAAGATAATATTATTAATATTCTACATTTGCGAAATTGCGAAAAATAATCATAGTTTATTCGAGAAAAACCTATAGAAAAAAAAACCCAACTACCAACTACCAGCGGAAGGTAGAAGGGGAAATTGCCTACACGAAAACTCCTCCAAATATATTTCGTTTTTTCGCAAATTTCGCAACTATGATTGTCCAGTTGGTTGGGGAATATATTGTGAAGGCAACAATATTTCGGTAAATCCCTTTCTAAACCTTTTCACTGGGTCTTGTTCTAAATCAATCAGCAATGGACTAAATTTCTCTCTTGTCGCATATTCATACATTGCTACTAATTGTTCTCTTGATACACCTAAACCAAATTCACTCAATATCATATTGACTTCTCTGTTACCTGATAACTTCAATATCACCATATAAGAGCAATTGTTTCGTATCATTTTTGGTATTCTAAAATAGGATTGGGACAAATATATCACACTACAATTCAACTTTCTTGCCCTGATATAGTAATTCTCTATTGCTGATTGGTCCTTCGCCAAAACTAAATCGTCAAAGCAAACCAAGTGATTTAACTTTTTATCCATTTTATCCAATTGAGGTAAATTGGTTAATCCCTCCTTCACTTGGATTTGGTCGCATTTACTCATTAAAAAATTATATAATGGTTCGTCCTTATTTCTTGTTATTATTGTTATATCCGCAAATGTTCCTTTTCCCTGACTGAAAAGGTGTATTAAATTCACAAGGAAATTAGATTTACCTGAACCAGAAGGGGCAACCACACACATTCTAAATGGGACTTTCAATTGGTGGATTTTAAAGTTGGGGTTCTCTGCGTTGTCTAACATTTCCTTGGGGATTTTCTCATACCAATTTACTATTTCTGCTACTTCAGTAGGTTCTTCTTTCTTTTTACGGGGAGGCATATATAATTAAGACTATATTATTTTTTTTTATACAACGGGTTCTTTAGATACACTATACTCATATATAAAATAATTTTCAAAATCCATTTCAAATTGCTCTTGATTTTCAACTACTTCGCTTCCATAATCTCCAAAATATTCTGCTAATATACTTTTTTTCAAAGAATACAAATCTGTTTTAATTTTACTACTTTCTTTATAACCTTCAATATCATTATCGTCCCATTCAGGAACAAGAGAACTGGTTTTTGCTTCCCAATAGCAAGTCCAGTTAAGCAATCCTTGAGCGTTTCTTAAATAGTAAGAAAAAGTAAGCAACATATAATATAAGAGTATATTTTATTTTTGCCTTTTAAAGGTAATTTTATCACCAATTTCTATTGCATAGTTAGAAGCATAGTTGTTATTAGAATTCATACCAATATTAATTGATTTCCATATATCCTGCTCCTTATACTCTTTTGAATATGCTATTTTTTGATTAAGTTGCTTAATGCTCAATTTCTCCATATAATATACTATTAGAAAATATTTAACTCTATTTTTTCTAAAAGTGGAATTAGATTGCCGCAACTAAATATGACCCACCATTAATAGTAACAGAAATTGTATTTAATGAAGTAGGAAGAATTGTTCCAGCAGTAGAAGTAAAAACACCCATTCTTAATCCTGATATTGCCCCACTTGTTATAGCGGCAGTTTGAGGATAATTAACTACAGAATTAGGAGCAGACCGCCCGAAAAATTGAGCGGTAGTAGTAGCAGTAGCAGCACCTACCGCAAAATAATAAAATCCTGAAGTTGGTATAGTATATGGAGTGCTACTATTGACAGCAAAGAAAGTATAAGTATTAGCAGTAAAGGTAGTAGTATTATTTAATGTAGCAGTTGAAGCAATTAAATCACCAGCACCTGTATATAATCCTATTCTCATAGTAGATAAAGCATTAATATTTACCGCAGTTGAAACAACACCTAAACTGGTAATAACTTGACCAGCGTAGAAATAACTTGCTGATAAAAATGTATTATTGGGACTAATTTGAGAACTTACATTTGCTACATAAGCGGGGTCATAAGTATAACCAACAATACCACCTGCTCTTCCACTTCTTAAAAGCAAAGGGTCTTCTACTTCTTGTAAATACGCAAAACCAGTAAGAGTAGAAGTAGAAGTAAGTTCCCTTGTAGTTGTATCATAAGTAACTATAGTATTCGCTGTAGCAGTTGTAGTTCTTACAGGATTGACAAAAAACCCTGCCGCTGTAGTATTAAAAGCAGAACCTGAAGCATTTAAACAAATACTATTTGCGTTTTGATTTGAAGTTCCAGCAAGTGCTCCAATAGCAACAGCAGAATTACCTTGATTTACTGCTCCAGCACTCTTTCCAATCGCAACAGCAGAAGTTCCTTGACCTCCTGTTAATGAAGAACTTCCTATTCCAGCACCATATCCAATAGCAATACAACTATCACCAGCAACAGAACCCATAGAAAATAGTCCAGCGTCCCTACCAATATGAACAGCATTACTTCCTTGCCTATCATTACCAGCACTAATTCCAATCGCAACTGAATATTCTCCTTGAATTACTGAAGCAGCGGCATTTCCAATCGCTACGCTTGATTGACCCTGAGTGTTTTGCCCAGCAAATCTTCCAATAGCAACAGCATTTGTTTTTTGACCAGTATTAATTGCTCCTATTGATTGACCAGCACCAACACCAATAGCAACAGCATTATCTCCTTGACCTGTTCCAGCAAATGAAGCGTTTCCAAAACCTGCTCCGTCTCCAATAGCAACAGCACTTGCTCCTTGACTTTGTTGTCCAGCATTAATTCCAACAGCAGTAGCAGAATTGCCTTGACTTGTTTGTCCTGCTTGACACCCAATAGCAGTAGAATTTGTTCCTTGATTTGAAGTTCCAGCACTTGAACCCATAGCAACTGAATTAATACCTTGATTTGTATTACCAGCATTTAAACCAACAGCAACAGCGTTAGGTTGCTGAAAATTTGCTCCTACACCCGTTCCTTTTCCCGCATTTTGCCCAATAGCAACGCAACCACCAGTTGCGCCTGAAGTTGTTGAACCTTGACTAAATTGACCAGCAAGATTTCCAATAGCAACATTATTTAATCTTTGACCTGTTGCTCCAGCACTTACTCCAATAGCAATTGAAGAGTTTCCTTGAGCATTATTACCAGCACCTGAACCAATAGCAATTGCTAAAGTTGTTTGATTTGTTCTTCCTGCGTCCGTCCCAATAGCAACAGCACTTTCTCCTTGAGTGTCATTAGCAGCAGTATTTCCAATAGCAACGCCATATTTACCTTGATTTGTTGTTCCAGCATTTTCACCAACAGCAACCGCACCAGCAGCGGCAGCAGTTCCTCCTTGATTTGTTACACCAGCATTATTACCAATAGCAACTGACCCGTTTCCTTGTCCTTGATTTATTGCTCCTCCTCCCTTACCAGCATTTGTTCCAATAGCAACGCAATTTGTTCCTTGACCACTATTATTAAAAAGAGTTCCTGAACCAGCACTAAGTCCAATAGCAATTGACCCGTCTCCTTGACCACTATCAATATTAGCAGTTCCTGAACCAGCAGCATTACCAATAGCAATACAATTTACTCCCTGACTTGCGGTTGTTACTCCACTTGAACCTTTTCCAGCGTCAATACCAATAGCAACCGCTCCCGCTTTTTGACCATATCTTCCTGCTTCTCTACCAACAGCAACAGCATTACCAAGTTGAGCGGAATTACCAGCAAGTGCTCCAATAGCAATACTATAACTTGTTTGAGAATTTGCTCCCGCTTGAAGACCAATAGCAACACCATACGCTCCTTGAGAAGTATTACCTGCTTCTCTACCTATAGAAACTGCGTCCAAACCTTGACTTCCAGCACCAGCACCATTTCCAACAGCAACAGAAGAATTTCCTTGATTTGTTTGCCCAGCATTAACTCCAACAGCAACAGCACCTGTTACTTGACCTGTAGAACCAGCATTTGTTCCAATAGCAACAGCATTTACACCTGCTGCGGTTGCCGCTGTAGTTGAACCAATTGCTACTTGACCACCAGCAGCACCAGCACTATCGTAAGGGTGTATTCTTATTTTAGCATTATATGCCCCGTCATTACAAGTGATAATTCTACCACCAACAAGATTAAAAGTAGCAGTTCCATTAACATTTATATCTTTTAAAGTTTCTGTCCCTTGTGCTATAGGGAAACGTAAATATCTTCTGTCTCCTTGTGCAGGAGTTAAACCTCCACCTGCTTCTCCTTCATTCGTATCTCTAAAAACCGAACTATCAAAAATTGCTAAGTTTTCTCTGGGTTCTGTGTATGTCGCCATTATATAATTAAGACTATATTATTTTTTTAAATTTATAAAGTATTAATATATAATGCTAAAAAGTGGCGAAAGCAGTGAAGAACATTCCCGAGAAACTTTGTATGAGAGTTTCTATGATATTAATACGTCTACCGAAGCAAAGGTAGAAAGGCAAAATAGCATTATTTGCTTTGTTATGGCGTTTTTGATTACTGGTGCAATTGTAGCAAGTATTATTTTATATTGTCCATAATATATATGGACGACTGGACTACTGATATTGAATTTGTGTTGGAAAATATTCGGGTTAATTGTGTTGTTTTGTCTAAAGAACATAAGAGGCAGTATTTCATTTTTAAGGATATTTTACAATATTTTAGATTGCCTCTAATAATTATCTCAGGGATTAACAGTATTATCTCTGTTGGGTTGCAACCCTACGTAACTCAAAGCATTATTAGTATGATTACTTGCTTATTAGCACTTATTTGCTCTATTATTGGTTCTATTGAACTTTATTTAGCAATCCAAAAAAGTATGGAAAACGAATTGAATTCCCAAAGGGATTATTATCTTATGAGTGTTGATATTTACAAAACACTTGCCTTAAGTAGGGAACATAGACCTGTCCCTGCAAAGGATTATTTAGAAAAGCAATATAACTCTTATTGCAAATTAATTGAAAATAGTAATACCGTTATGAAACGACTTGACGACCGACTTGCCCCTTTACCTAATTCCATTAAATTATTTATGCCTCCAAGTCCTTCCAGTCCCGCCTTACAAAGGACTAACACTTCTGTATCCGGATTGGAAGATATTGAATTAGAAGCAAATTAATTAATAGTTATTTTAGGCGATTTTTTATTCTATGCTTAATATAAATGTCGCTTACTGATACCCAAATTTGGACCTTAGCAAAGAGAATGAATGTTCCACTTGTATTCTGTGGATTTAAAGACGAACTTGAAGACGAGACACTACAGCATAATAAGTCCTATATAATTAATATGGAGAATGAATTTGACGAAAAGGGCAACAGAAATGACGGGTCACATTACACTTGCTTCCAAGTAAATAAGTATCCCAATGGAAGTATTGAGAAAGTATACTTTGACAGTTTCGGGCAACCACCTCCTCTTGTTGTTGAAGAATTTTGTGGTGGGCAAATACCCTACCAAAATAAGGATATTCAGTCTCTTATGAATTCCGCTTGTGGTTGGTTTTGTTTAGCATTTCTGCACTTCATTAATGCTTATGAAGGTAGAACTAAAAGTCTATATGTGGATTGCGAAACATTCACTGATTTATTCGACGATTTAAATGAGAGCAAAGACCATTTGAAAAATGAATTCATATTGAAACACTTTTTTAGAAGTGCAGACCCTGATAAAAGAAAACCAATCACTTTGTCACAAGTGGAGCAAATGAAAGGTCAAGGTCCTAATAGCGACCCTGGGTTAAATCCCGAACGTATTAGTGAAAGGGAAGGTGGATTACCCTAATTGCGAAAATGCGAAAAATAATCGTATTTTGTCTATGAAAAACCTATAGACAAAATAATGCAACTACCAACTACCAGCGGCAGGTAGATAAGAAAACCCTATATGCGAAAGTTCCTCCAAATATATTTCGTTTTTTCGCAAAATTCGCAAGAAAAAAAGGGCGGTTTGTCTCCCTTCTTTCTTAATTATATACCAAGTTTATCCCCTTTCTTCTCTTAACCCCCTAATCGTCCTCGTCTTCGTCCACCTTCAGTTTCAATCTCCAATCCCGTAGTTTCAAAGCGTGTTTGTTTGTATCCATATATACACTTGACTTATAGAAGTTGTTTTTCTTGAAGAATTCCTCTACGACTTCTATCTTGTATTCCTTCTGTTTCTGCTTTGGTAACTCAAAGAATTCTGCTGACTTTCGAATATGTCCCACTACTTTTGACAAAGTCCAATCTTCGTCTACTATATTGCCTTTAAAGTTTTCATACTTATCAGCATTCTCTTCTTGGCGTTTCTCAAAGAGTGATTTGAATATGTTGTGAATATCAAAAGAGTTTTGTAGATAAGCAAGGGAACGCTGTTTTACACTTTCAGGTTTAAAGAAGTCCACATTATATCCTTGTTCCTTTACCAATAACAGATTATGAAGCAAGACATTCAACATTGTGTTTTTATGCACTACTGAACCTTTTAACGTTGCCTTTAATCCTGCGTCTAAAGGATAGATATAGTTTGTCTCACCAGTTGTAGTATCCAATTCTTCTACATTACCACTAAACTTTGATACAAATAATATATCGTTAATGCGTTCTGCGTCTGCGTCCTTTGGTGCTTCACTAAAAGGCGGTTTCTCATTACACTCCATTATAGTCGTTCCACACAACTTCACTTTGGTTTTGGAACTATAAAGCATACGGGCAGAAGTATTACCACCACCAGTCAAGTCTTTAATAATTGCATTATGAAGCGGTGCGTCTTTCTGCGGTTCTTTACTGACGATATAGCGTTTCTTATCCAACTTTGCTATTTCAGGATTAGCACCCGAAGACGACTTGTTCTTTTGGTTCTCACTGAATATGGTAGGACTTACACTTACAAAGTAACTACCAAACACCTTTTCAAGAAACTCATTGGTAAGTCCCTTGCCGTTTCTACCTGCACCATTGAATACAAAGAACTTCTCAATTGCTCTACCTGAAAGTCCAGTAGCAATAATCTTGAAGAAATAATCACGTAGTTCTGCGTCAGGAAACACTTTTTCATATATATCCATTATCATTGTAAAGGAGGCAGTGAACTCTGCCGTCAAATCGTCTGCCGTCACTTCACGGCACTTGCCTTCCTTATCAAATACATTGAAACCAATTAAGGCAGGGGTGTAATCATATCCACAAGAGAATGTAATATGGTCGTCAAAGCGATAAGGACGGAAACACTCTTCTGCAAAGTCAAGCACACCATTCTCACAACCAAATAAGTCTTCCTTTGTGTCAAACTCTAAAGTGTAATTCGCCATTAGGGTTTTAGCAACGGAAACACAATTATTCATTCCACCAGCAGACTTCAAAAGGAATATTCGCTCGTCCATACGCTTTTTTGTTTTACTCCAAAGCATATAATCACAACTGGGTTCTTCCCCTGTGCTTTCGTCAAACTCCATATCTGCAAACTCCTCGTCCCACTTTTTCATTAAACTCCTCCAATATTCAGGAACATTATACATTATTGCCTTCTTCAAAGGTGCGTCACTCTTTTCCCAACGAGTTCCATTCCAACCATACCATTCACCTTTGCTTCCGTCGTCCTTATCAACCGAGAATATGAAATGATTAGGTAATATCTCAATAAGCGTTTCAATAACACCACAATCTGCATTATCTATAGCACCACTTATCTTCGCCATATCAGCAACCAAGTCTTCATTCGGTTTCTCGTCTTCAGTAACCAAATTAATCCATTCGTCCAAATCAAAGACCTTTTCGAATGGTTTGTTTGTCCATTCCAAACGAAACCCCTGCAGTTCAAAAGTTTTCTCATTCAACAACTCCAAAACAGCGTCCAACCCACCTTCATAATTATCCACATTCTCTTTCAAGAGTTTAATACCGTCATATTCATAAGCACCAACAGAAACACAAGTCCCTGCAACTTTCATTAAGTCAGTATGATTAGTTATATAACATAACACTGCCTCAACAATTCTGCTTTCATATTCTTGATTGTATAATCCAAAGAATGACCCAAGAACTTTGTTTTCCTTGTTTTCACCACTATCCTCTTTTTTCTTTCTTGCAGTCTCGTAAAGAGAAGGGTTTTCTTTCTTCACTCTTTCAGCAATATCTTTGAGTTCTCTTTCAAAAAGCGTAATGAATTCCAAAGGTTGTTTATTAGCAATCTTATTCTCTTTACACCAACCATAATAAGTCCCAAAGAAACACATACGAATAAACAATTGCTTTGCAGTGTCTCTATCCACTCCATAATGGTTTTGGACTTCCAAAAGAAGGGACGCTCGGTCGAAACAATATCGCTTAATTATAGGGCAGGGAATATTGTTGCTTTCACACAATAATCTTATGATTTCGGGTTGAGCGTTTTTCAAATCAAAGTCATAATATAAGTCATTGATAAGTGTGTTACGAACAACCTTACGAAAGCAAGACAATCCAAGCGACTTAAAAGGGAATGCACGACCCCACTTGTGCTTTGGTTTTCCATACTTCACAGGCACTCCTCCAATAGTGTTATTGTAAAGTTTGAAATACTTGGCGACTTGTTCCTTCTCATTCGCATAATTCTCCGCAATCTGCTTGGAGTGTGCGTCATAACCATATTCCTCACCCCAAAGTGTTAGCAATAGATTACTTTTCAATAGTGCCTTAATTCTTTCTTGTGGTATAATCTCAATCAAAGTTAATCCGTCCAAGACGGAAGAGCGTTTGGCGAGAGTAAGCGGTAATGCATTAATTGCAGTAGTAGTAGCAAAGACGGTTTCGTTTTCCATTCTATATTATACTGTTAGATAATAATATCTTTTTAATACCTTTTGGTTCTTAATATATATTCCTTAATACCCTTAGGTTCTAAAAACAATAAAAAGTTCAACTTTTTTTTTTATTATTATTTGCCCAAAAAAGACATATAATAATAATTCACTTATTCTTGGTTACACTCTCCACATATCTTTTCAAAAAGGTCGGCAGGTAGTTTTTCCTTAATCTTTCTCAGTCTATCAATATCTGCAAGATACATTCCATATTCTTTTAGTTCCTCTGCAGGAAGATTATGGTTCTTTCTATACTTCACTGAGTTCTTATATGCTCTGCATTCTTCCTTATTCTCATTATAACGCTTTCTCATATATTCTCGCATATATGCCTTCTTGTCAGCAGTTTTCAAAGCAGTTTCGGGTTGCATTTCCATTATAGATTATATATAGATAATAATTTGTCTTTAATACCTTTTATCTCTAAATATATCCATTTGCGAAATTTGCGAAAAATAATGAAATGTTTTTGAAACTTTTTGTAGAACTGATTTTACCAACTACCAACTACCGGAGGAAGGTAGAAAGGAATTTCCCATACACGAAAACTTGTTGAATTATATTTCGCTTTTTCGCAAATTTCGCAACCCGCCTTTTATAACCTTTTAGTCCTTAACCTTTTAGACCTTTCCCAACCATTTCCATTACCATATCACGTGTGAGTTTAACACCTCTTCCCATTTGCTTCACTGGATTTACAAACTCACTTTGTCGGTCAACAGTAGGTAATTCCCTCCCTAATATTTCCGTAGGGTCTTTTTTGCTTGGATTTGGTTCAAAAAGGCGGTCGAATACGTCAGGGGTGACCACTTGTCTTATATCTTCTATTTTTTTTTCATACCAAGCAATCTTACCTTCCTTCTTCTTAATATTTTTTACTACGTCTGCTCCTCTTTCGTCATTTATAACGTTAAGTAAATTATCAGCATTAGAAGATATACTTCCATTTTTACTTAAATCACTCAAAATAATATATGCTCGTTCAAACAACTTTTTCCAATCTGCAACACTATGTGGTTTTCCAGTTAAAAAAGACAATACACCACTGCCTTTTGCTTTTGGTTCAGGTGCTTTTGCTGCTACTTTAGAATACACTATTTTTCCAAATTCGTTCTTTTGTAAGTATTTTGCTATTCTTAATAATACGGAGGTTTCGGGTTTTTTATTTTTATCAATAGCGTCTTTAAAATCGCTAACAGTGAAGTCTTCTGCTCTATCATTTTTATATAATCCTTCTCTCGCTATTTTTCGGTCATTTGGTAAAGCATTCAACATATATGCTCGTTCAACCTCTGTGCTTCCGTAGTTGTTTTTTGTCGGTTTAAAAACCCAATCTCTAACTGCTGCTGGTGCGGGTTCAGGAGTTGTTTTAGTTTTTTTTTTTGGTCTCTCTAATACTGTTGGTGCTGGTTGTGTGGGTGGTTTCTTCTCCACAATCATTTTTGTTTTTGGTTCTGTATCTATTTCTGCTTCTTCTAAAGGAGTGAATTCAGTTTTGGATAAATCCAACTTCTTACCTTTTTTGCCCTTTTTAGCAGGTTTTGGATTTTTAATACGGTATTCTTGACTACACTTAGGGTCACTCAAAGCACACGCATAAGTCATATTATTCCTCTTTGCAAAATCTCTAATATGTTCTACCCAAGCAGACGGCATTATATATATAGTGAAATATAAAAAAAAGGAATGATATTACCTATTTATTAAGCATTAGGGTCGCTTCCTTCTCTACTATATTCATAATCAAAATTTGAAGGGACTTCTTTTATATATGACAATTCGTCAGGTTTAATTTGTCTTGTCTTCCCTTTAAAAGTTCTTTTATAATCATAATAATATATATTTCCATAACTACCTTTCCTCACTTCTGTAAGTTCTCCAACTTCGTCAAAACGGATAGTAATAGCACTTGGAGTTATTTTTGTTATTTTAGCAAGTTTTTTTCCATACGCTAAAACTTCGTCTCCAACTTTCCAGTCTCCAAACCAATTCAAATTAAGTTTATCCTCTATAAACTCTACTAATGCGTTTGGACTTAAACTTGGATTTGTAAAAGTCCATTTTATACTTGTATCTTTACCAGTGTAAAAGTCCTTAAATTGGTTAAATAACCCAATAGGGTCTTTTTGCAACCACTCTTTCTTTGCTTCACTTATTTTACCTCTTACTTTTATAAATTTACTGAGGTATTCTATTATTAGAGGTTTTAATATTTTTTTGTCTATGTTAGGTAATTCCAAATTACTGTTCTTTGGTGGTTTCTTCGCCACAACCATTTTTGTTTTTGGTTCTGTATCTATCTCCGCTTCTTCTAAAGGAGTAAACTCTGTCTTGGATAAATCCAACTTCTTCTTAACCTTTTTACGCTTAACAGGTATTATCTCTATTGTCTCTTTTTTACGTTTAACAGGTATTATCTCTATTGTCTCTTTTTTACGTTTAACAGGTATTATCTCTATTGTCTCTTCTTCTAAAGAAGTTGTTTTGCCCTTTTTATCAGGTTTTGGAAACTTAACACGATATTCTTCACTGCACTTTGGGTCACTTAAAGCACACCCATAAGTTAGATTATTCCTCTTTGCAAAATCCTTGATATGTTCTACCCACTTTGACATTATATATATACTGTAACAAAAAAAAAGGAATGGTTTGTCTTCTTTTTTTCTTTTAAGTTGTTAATTCTCTTCTTCCTCTTCTTCAATCAGTAACTCCTTTAAGTCTTCCATAGACATTGCATATAGGGTTACATAAGCGAAATTATTTAAGATATATCTTGGTGTGAACTTATCATAATCCATAATGCATTCTTTACCATAATTATCTTCATACCACGTTTGAAGGTGCTTAATAATATAACAGGTAGAAGCACAGTCAAGTAATTCAGTAGGGTCTCCTTCAGTTTCTTCATACCAGTTATAAAACTCAAGTTTGTCATTCACTGCTGTAAACTTAAAGGTGTCTTCTAACCAGTGTTCAATATCCTCAGGTAATTCTTCAATATCCTCAGGTAATTCTTCAATATCCTCAGGTAATTCTTCAATATCCTCAGGTAATTCTTCAACTTCTACCATTCCATTATACACAAACTTATAATATTCACTGCATAACTCTTCTAACTCAATAATCTTATTCATTGTTGACATTCTTTCTTTGCTTTTTATGAATTAATAATTACCAAAAAAAAGAGTTCAACTTTTTTTTTAATACTTATTTGCCCAAATAATATAAAAAACAACTTAAAGAAAAAAAGGAATTGTTTATCTTCTTTTTTCTCTTAAGTTGTTAATTCTCTTCTTCCTCTTCTTCCTCGTGATATTCATATTCACATTGACATTCAACTTCACGCCTTCCACACCCAAAACAATATGGTTCAAGAGCGTCGTCCCAACTTTTAGTTTCTTTATTCCACTTAACTTTCACGTTTATATCGTCATATTCAAAATCCTCCTCTTCTTCCTCTACTACATTCGGGGTTAAGTCTTTAAGTTCCCACTGTTCAGGTTGGGTTTCTTCACCTTCGCTTTCAGTAAGAGTAGAGGAAGCAGTAGCAGGACAACTCTTCTCACATTCCAGCAAACTTTCCAAACTCTCAACACAACTATCCAAAGTCACATTAATCTCCCATTCGTAATCGTAATGAGGGGACTTAGTTGCTACTTCAACAATCAAAGCAGTAATCTTTGCAATCTTAACAAGTGTATTCATTCTTATAGATATATCTTTTTTAGTCTTTAATACCTTTTGGTTCTATAAAAAAAAAGTCAACTTTTTTTTCTATTAATATTTGCTCAAATAAGTATTAAAAAAAAAGTTGAACTTCTTTTTTTAATATAAAAAAGTCTTAAAAAAACAGATATG